TGCCAAAGCGCACCTCCAAAAAAGAGGACGGGCTATCGCCCGTCCAACAGATTACACTCTTCAGAACCCAGATTACCCAACAAAAGCCGGGCGAAACCCGATGCTGCCATACACGTGCGAACGAGCGTCGTCCAGGAACAAGTAGAACAGGCCCGCAACCGCACCATTGTCCCAAAGGCCGCCACGAAGCGGGAAGCGCTCTCCATAGTTTCGTATGTAAAGAGCCCCTTTAGGATTTTGTGAATATGTCCCATCACTTAAGGTTATCGGTGCAATTGCTGCCTGCAGCATTGAAGCTGGAATGTTATAGCCTGATTTTTTAGTTAAATCTTTCCAATTGGCAAGTTGAAGATATCCGTATTCCCCATTATTCCCAACTGGTCCGGCATATTTTGTGATCTCATTGGAGATCACCGGATCGCCAATATCAGAACTAGGAGTACTTTCGTCTCCAGTGGCCGTTGAATCAAATCGTACCCCCGTATCGGGCCAACTAGTTTCAACAAGATTAAAATTATTATCTGATGTCATGTATATCTTGCCATCTACCAGTTTTAAACCGTCCACCCATTCCGAGACATTGCCAACAAGATCGGCAATGCCGGTAAACGTATTGTTATGCCTCCACGATGCAGGTCCAGAACCAGTTAACGTCTTTCCAGTTCCAGAAGTGGTACCAGGAGCAAGCCCATCAATTCTAGTCCCAGTTTCATATGTTGCCTCGTGCGATCTTCCATAATCAGTATTGCCACGTGGCTGAAACCCATTTTTAAGGCACCACAGCGCAATGGCTGCCCATTCCCAGTTGGTCATAAGATGCCACCCTGCACCCTTTGCAGTGCAGGCCGCTTTGGCATTGTCAAAATTGATATATACTGTTGGATCAACATGAGGGATCGAACAGGCGCGCCCATCATATATTTTCGCCTGGAAGGCGCCAATCAATATCTCCGATTTTTCTATGCCGCCAACGATAAAGGCAGGATGCACGCCTGAACCATAAATTGGATCAATATCCTGCAGATTAAATTTCGGTATCCTCACCATATAAGATGGAAATCCTTTGTCATCATACAGAATAGTCATTTGCCCCCCTGAAGCGGCCTCAACTGATGCTCTCAATGTATCCTTAGTGAATATTACCGGCATTCTACACTACCTCCTCTTCCTTTTTTTGATATTGCCATAAAACTAATTCCACCGATTCGAGATCAAGTGGAATTTTGTTTACGCTGTATACTGGGTTACCTGCATCATCAAGCTCATCGGTTTCTACAAGTTCATATTTTGCAGGTGGAATTATTATTGAAGCAACATATGCATCGCCTAACCCAATAATCAGCTCCCCATTTTTCCTGCAAATATCTATAATTGTCTGGCTGTCTTTCTGCTCCTCCTCCAGGTCAATTTCTATATTTTCTACTGTTAATTTTGTCCCCTCTAAAGCTACTTCCGCATAAGGTCCAGGTTGGATTTTGGTAATTATCATCACATCACCCCCTATAAGCTGAACTTCTTCGCTGTCCAGCGCACCTTGACGTTATCGGCAGTGCCATTCAGGCAAATCTTAAAGCCATTTGATTGCCTTTCATCCGCATAAACATATCCAAGCTGAAACCCACCGCCTGTAAAATCATATGTATCAAGGTCGATAGCATAATTAGTGTCAAGCATATTAAAGGGCAACGACACATATATGAATGGTGCGCTTGTAAAAGACGTTGGAGCATTCGGCTCAAGTCTTCTCACATCGGTTAGTGTGACATTGCCAATATAAGGATCATTGGCTTCGGTATTACCGGCCGGGACAGTTACGCGATACAACGGAATCCCGTTGGGTGGTACAGATTCGTCCAACCCTGTGCAGAAAGCTTCCCATTTTGTAGCACCCATGGCAAGATATATATAACAGTATTTTGTCGTGCCAGATGAATTGCTTGGTATTGCAGCGCCATTTGTTTCTGCCTCAATTGGGATGATCATCCCGCCTGCAAAGGCCTGCCCACTCGCCAGATTGATATTTCTTGTTGCTGTGCCCGATTTTGTTATTGTACAACCCGAAATGATCCCCTTGTTTTCGATTATCACTGTGCCCGTTTGGAATCTCTTGGTTAAAGTCTTGACGATTTCCCTGTTCGCTAAACTCCCAAGGTCCATTGCCTCCAATAGAGTCCCCAAGATTGCATTTTGCATGTCAGGGCTAACGCCTTCTACCTGCTCCTGCAAATATGCAAGCATGTCTGCCAAAGTCGGTTTGTCACCTTTGGCATCATCAATTTCCGTTTCGCATCCTACCACGCGAGTGTCGAGATTCGAAAAATTGGCATCTATCTTGTCATATTTCTCATTCCATGCACTAGGCACGGCCGGAAACGAATCCGGATGTCTGCCTATTGTGCTGTACGGTAATGCCATGCATCTTCACCTCCATTAAAATCTGATTTTAATTTCCACTTCATAGGTCTCGTCTGTATCTTTAATTTTTGGAGAAAAACACCTATAGCCTATTAAATACCCGCTTTCATCTAATAGCCCCACCTCCGAAATTCTAGCGCCAACAAGCTCGTCTTTTTCGAGCCTCCCAGTCCCCGTCACGCTCATTGGATCTTCTTGCGTAACATTACTCAGCTCTTTTCTAAGCCGTTCGTGATATAAAGTAGTACGCGCCGGATCCATAGCTTTTGGCGTAAGATCTGTATTATGCCCACCATCGCCAAAAGCCATATATTTAACTTTCGGCAGTGCCGATCCGTCATACATATGTTTTGCAAGCCTTTGACGAAATTGATTTATTATCACCGCTTCAGCCATCTTTTCCCACCTCCTTCCTATAAATACGTTATCTTTGCCGAAGCCCTTGGCCCAGAATCGCCGACATTCCAAGAGCCATCAACAAAAATATTTTCATCATACCCGACAACCACGCCCCCTACTGGTGCCTGCGCATAGGTCGCGTAATTTACAAATCCAAATGCCTTCATGGGGTTTAAGCCTATATCCCAAGTCCCATCAACCAAGAGCCCTAATGGATGGCCTCCAACGAGCCACGATCCATCTACAAGTTGTCCGTCTATTTTCGGTTCTACTACATCATGTGGTTTTTTAGCATACATCCATTCCCAAGATGTTTTATGGACTTCTTCCCATGACGGATTAAGCACCCCCGTGATGATGTTTTTTGTAATGTATTTTCGAGCTACGACATTAACCGTATTTGTATATCCGACCTGCCATGAGCCGTCAGCCCTCAAGGGGATACGATCATCTTCACGTAGATCCCAAGGGTGCCCTATTGAAACGATATGAGGGATAATCGTAAGAAATCCTTCTGCCATGCATGGATAAACGGTTTCTACTGGTTCAAAGAAGATAAGTTCCCCTACTTTCCACGAGCCGTCTGCGATGAGTTGTCCAGTAGTATCAATCGTGTATGGTTTCGGGTCTGGCCCAACGACCCATGAACCATCAACCATGAGCCTGCACCATGGATAGTATTTTTGAGCTTGCATGAGCATGTAAAATCTTGGCATTGTACATTTTACTAATATAGCCATATCCAGGTTTAGCTTCATGATATAAAACCAAATTGGCCATGCCCGTGCAGGCTTCATTTCTTCGATTGCCCATTTTATTTCGTTTAGCCATTCTGTTCTTGCAGCCTCAGCCAAATCTAGCTTAACAGCGAACTGTGCCCAATGCGGTATGTCAGGCCATCCAGATATGTCATATGATCTTTGTATTATTTTCGGAGAATTGTCGGTTACTAACCATGTACCGTCTGCAAAAAGCATCCCAGCATCAAGATATGCCTGCCTAGCTTCGTGATATTCGATAATTCCAACGTTGCTATAGCCTAAAACACTGAGTAATCCCAATATCCCTGCTTTTGTGCCTTTTATTTGATGCCACGCAACAAATTCTCTAATTAGCCCACGTTTGATTTCTTCAGCCCAATCTGGATCATACAGATCTACGTGAAGTTGCCATGCCAACAAATCCAAAACCGAGTCAGGAAGTTCATCTATCCTTGGTATTATCAATGCGTACTTTATATCGCCTGTGATTTCCCGTAACCCATGGTCTATTGCCTCGGCAGCATTGGCAGCTGATTCATCTGTTTTTATGTTTTCAGGCAATATATCTAGCAAACTCAGCTCTTTAAGATTAATCATCTTCTAACCCGCCATAAATTATGTTGGTGGTTATATCCTTCGCCACTTGATATTGTTCAAGTTTCACGAATACAGGTTGTGTTATTTGCACTCGCTTGGCCCCTGCATTTATGACTCTCCTCGTCAGTTCAGACGGATTTATATCCCTGCCAAGCTTTTCTTTCTGCCATGCCTTGAACTGAGCGGTTGCTGCTTCTACAGCTGACTGAATATTGCTTGCCAAAGAGGCATCGTCTTTTCTTATGTAATAAGTAAAGTTGATCGAATAATTCACTATCGTCGGTACATGAACATAAACATAATCTGTCAAGGGTCTTTTATTATCGGCAGAGCAAATGGCTTCCACGGCGTCTAATATTTCTTGACTTGGCAACTGCCCACCCTTCAGTAAGGGGCAAATGTTGACCTGTCCTGGCGTAGGGGAATACACGGCAACGTCGGCTATATCATGATGAGCCGTTAACGCCCAATATTCATATGCTCGATAAGGCCCAGCCGTAGAAAATGATTCCGGCACAAGTCTAATGCGCTCTCTAAAAGATTCATCGCCTTCAATATCGATTCCGCCCAATGTTTCTGTGGTATTAACAGCGCTTGCTATATAGGGAATGGGGTCAATAAGCCTTTTTATCTGCCCAGGCAGGTACCCATTCCCCACCTCTCCAACTGCCATACATTCAGCTGGTATATCTATGCTTAATTGTCCTGCAGGTATTTCAGCATAGGCCGTTGTGGCAAAAACAATTTCACTTGATTCTGCCCTGATCCTGGTCCCTTTTGGTATAGCTATAACATCCTGTCTGGCTTCAGATAAAGCGAACCTGATAGTTGTGGTGGCAGGCTTCGCAGATAGACGCCTTACACCAAGCAATGCACCAATATGATCAAGGTAATCCCCTATTGAATAGGCAAGTAAGTTCTGTTTCGCTGAGAAATCAATCAAAGCCCTTTGTTGAATAATTATCGAGGCAATTGATAGCAAAAACAGCCTAACAGGATCACCTGGAGCGAGCGTTCGTCCAGCAAGGCTTTCGTAAGCATTTATAATTTCACTCTCTATAAGCTTTGCATCTTTTTCAGCAAATGTTATGTCTGGTAAATTATCAAGCATTTATCTCAATCCTCACTTTCGGCCTTAATATGCCGTCCATGCCGTCTCCTTCGTATCTAACTTCTACCACTCGGGCACGAGGCTCCCATCTGCGTATTGCTGTAATAATTTCGGCTGTGAGTTTGGCTTTGGCAATCG